ATCTTTAGCAACCAGCCCTAATCGGCACGAGGTGCTATCTCCCGCGCAGGGTTAAGCGCAATCTCGCTGTGAAGCGACACGTTCATAACTCCTCCTTTATCCCGCTGTAATAGGCGGGATTTTTTTGTTCAAAGTTATGACTTTAACGTCCGCAAAATAGCGCATTATCGACATAATTAAGCGTAATGCGAAAAAACTGACTTTTATAGACATAAGATATTGACGTCAGCGCGTGGCGGCGGCATAATAGCTTCAATAAATGAGGATCATATTATGCTACAAGAACACTACAATAAAGTTTATGCCGCATTCAGCAATCAAACACACTACCCAGATCGTCGCGCAAAATCAATCATCAAAGATTTTAGCGACATGCTTGAAGATGATCTAAAACAACCCGTAAACGCAGACTACGCTAGAAAATTCACATCTCTATTCCTTGATTGGATCAATGCTGAAGGGCGTTGCGCCAACTGGATGATCACAGGCCCAGCAAACTTCCCAGTAGAACGTAATCGCAAACGCCTTGAATCAGCTAGCAATAAATGCGACGAGCTTATGCGGTGGCGTGGCCGCGTATTTAAGGCGATTAACAGGCAGCCTATGAAATCACCTAGTGAGTGGAAAAATAGCTCATTAGCACAGTTAGAGGTCGCAGAAAAGCGCCAAGCCACAATGAAGGCAGCTAATAAGATTATTCGCAGTAATAAAGCCATAGATAAGTTAACTGAACTGCAACAATTAGAGCTAACAGAACAAGAGGCGCTATCGCTGCTGGTCCCTAACTGCTTCGGCAATCTCGGCTATGCATCTTTTGAGATAACCAACAACAACGCTAAAATCAAGCGACTAAAACAGAACGTGATCATTGCGGAACGTCGTGAATCGGCAGCTGGCACGTTCGAGCCTATCGAGTTTGCCGGTGGATCTGTAGATATCCAGAATGACCGAGTTATCATCAAGCATGACGAAAAACCAAGTAGAGAAGTAATCAGCGGCATCAAAGCAAAGGGTTTTAAGTGGTCGCGCAATTACGGATGCTGGTGCCGCAAACATACGGATCAAGCGCTAATAGATGCTAAAAATTTAATTGCGATCGCTTAGGTAATGAGGTTGACACAGCCTAATCCGTTAGGCATAATAGCCTTAATTACTTAGGAGAAACGATTATGACTATTACCGCACAAAACATAAAAGATCACGGGTTTATTTTTGCGTCTGCTATTTTTGGTGAGCGCGCATACAAGGTTCTTGATGTTGCAGAAAAGAATTTCGGTTTTGAAATCAAAACTCATTACAATAATGCAACATTCTCAATAATGGTAAGTAAAACTGAAGGTGCTAACTGGCGGCTAGCTACGGGAGATGACTTTTAAATAAACAGTTGGCAGCCCTGCATCAGCGGGGCATGATACAACCATCAAGTCGGCAACAGTTCGACGCAACCAAACAACAACTAACAGCCGCTTTACGGCTTGGGAGAGGCGGCAATGAAGGCACGCATGAAAAACAATCTGATAACTAAATATCAGATGTGTAAAGAGTTCGACTATAGAAATGACCGGCATTCAGATTATCCGAATGAACTCCTAGCAGCAAAGGCGACACACGGGATGCAGGATTATTTCGCAACAAAGCAATTCCTTAATAGCATTGAGGGTAAAGTTGTCGATCTTGTGTTTACATCCGGCTGCGCATTTGAGGCTAATGAAAACGATCACTGGTTGCCGGGCTGCCTCTGGGAGCCGCTGTAGGCCACTATGCTATACTAACCCCATCACCCGCATGGGGTTTTTGTTATATATACAACTAAACAAAGGGTTATATTATGCCAGCAGGCAGACCAACAAAATATACGCCTGAACTGCTGGAGTTTGCTAGGAATTATCCCTACAACTTCAAGGAATATGAACATTCATTTCCATCAGTAGTTGGGCTGTGCAAAGAGCTTAAAATCACATCAGAAACCGTTTACGCATGGGCTAGAGACCCTAATAAGGAAGAATTTTCTGATATTGTCAAGGAAATCATGGATATGCAGCACTTTGCGCTAGCTGAAGGCGGCATTAACGGCAGCTTTAATCCGACCATTAGCAAGCTGATCCTTGCTAAGCATGGCCACTCTGACAAGGCTGAGGTCGATCAAACTGTTAAGGCTGAGCATAATCACACCGTGCAATACGGCGACCCGGTTGTAGAAGCGCTAAGAGCCAAGCACGATTCCTAATGTATACTAAGCCCCTACTTAAAGGGGCTTTTTTATGTCTGATCAAAAATTAACACCACAAGAAAAAGCAAACATCATTGGCAATTTTGAAGAGTTCGCCAAGTATATGTTTAAGCGCCAGACAGGGTCTGATTTTCAGGTTAACTGGCACCACAGGGAAATCTGTGAAACGCTTGAGAAGGTTGTTCTGGGGGATATCACCAGACTAATAATCAACATCCCTCCACGGTATTCTAAAACTGAGCTAGCAGTAGTTAACTTTATGGCGTGGTGTATCGGTCTATTCCCTGATTGTGAGTTTATCCATGCTTCATATTCTGCTCGACTGGCTGCAAACAATTCATACAAGGCGCGTAACATTGTTGCCTCTCCAGAATTTAAAGAATTATTTCCTTACACAGGATTGACTGGCGATACTAAGGCTAAAGACTACTGGAAGACTGAGCAAGGCGGCACTGTGTACGCTACAGGTGCGGGCGGTACGATTACAGGTTTTGGTGCAGGGAAGATGCGCGCTAAGTTTGCCGGGGCCGTTATTATTGACGACCCGCTAAAGGCTGGCGACGCTAATTCTGACACCATGCGGACCAATGTTAATGAATGGTTTGTCGAGACAATGGAGTCGCGTCTTAATAAGAAAGAAACGCCAATCATTGTAATTATGCAGCGACTTCATGAGGACGATTTGAGCGGGTTTTTGCTAGGTGGCGGCAATGGCGAGGAATGGCATCACTTAATGCTTCCAGCTATAGACGAGCACGGGGGCGCTTTGTGGCCGTTTAAGCACCCAATAGAAGAGCTGCGCCGCATGGAGGCGGCAAGTCCTTACGTGTTCGCTGGTCAATACATGCAGTTGCCTGCACCTAAGGGGGGCGGCTTGTTTAAAGATGCATGGTGGAAATATTATAGATACAATGCACTGCCTGAGCTTAAATACCAGATAATCACCGCTGATACAGCTCAGAAGACCAAAGAGCAAAACGATTACACGGTTATCCAGTGCTGGGGGCTTTCAAGTGATGGTCAAAACCTGTATATGCTTGATATGATTCGCGGAAAATGGGAAGCGCCAGATTTAAGGCAGCAAATGCTTTCGTTTTACGCTAAGCAGCAAGCGAGAATGAGAGTTAGGACTGTTTATATAGAGGATAAGTCTAGCGGAAGCTCTTTAATACAAGAGCTAAAGCGCGGATCAAACCTTCCTATACGCCCTGTGCAGCGCGTCATTGACAAGGTGACGCGTGCGTATGATGTGGTCGATTTCATCGCAGCGGGGCGAGTGTGGCTGCCAGAAGAACATGAGTGTGTTAGTGATTTGGTTAGAGAGGCTGGTCAATTCCCTAATGGCAAGCATGACGACTGCTTAGACCCAATGATGGATGCTATTGATCAGTGTTTAGCATTAGCTAATGCTCCGGGCACCTTCAAAGTAAGCTACGGGTAAAGTGCTACAATGCTTGCTTCAACAACAAAGTAAAGGTAACAGAGTATGTTTTTAGTTAGTGTAGTAGCTGGCGATGGAACCGGAGCAGTGTATCATGGCGCATCTATTGATGTGGCAAAATCGGATGATATCAAAGTGTACGGCGACAATGCGAGATTGCAGGAGGCTTTAGACAACGCTAAAGAGAATGGTACAAATCGCATCTGTTTTATAGCGGATGAGAACGGGGATGAGAAGTTTATTTCTGTGGCCGACGACACAAAGATCTACGTTATGAACGACGAAGGCACAACAGTCGCTCAGTTTTAGGGATAACGGGGAGCGTTGCTCCCCTAATTCATTGGTTGAATATGTGCGTATTTATCGACCTTCAAGCAGCATTACCTCCTTATTTACTATATAGCGATCACCCCACCATCTTAGCGGCATACTCAACAAGCCACACTTTAGGCGCGATCCAGATTTGCAGCCATTCGAGGTTTATTAAATACATAAAAACTACAGCGATGCAAATCCAGACTAACAAAAAAAGCACCATCAGTTCGCCTTGCTCGCCCTTGTCATCATCATCCACATATCGGATGAGTATCTTAGTAAAGTACATGCCTAGAG